AGCTGGACTGCAAGAGCGTTACGGTAACCTGATGCGTATTGTCCGCGCTTGCGGAGCGGATTACCTCGCCGTCAGCTCCTACCGTTTTCTTGTAACCGTCAGCGTCGTTCGGGGCAATTTCAACATAAGTTCCGTCTGCGTAACCGCCTAATATGTTGCCGCCGAAATTGATAATGAGTTTTTTCGGATCATACGTTCCTACTAATGGACTTGCTGGCATAGTTTATATCCTCCCTACTACAGCTTTACCACGCCATTAATCACGGTCGCATGGATAGCGCCGGCAAGGGTGGCCGTAAAATTGATATCCGGGAGCAAACGTTTCCCCTTCTCGGTAAGAGGAACATCAGTGGCATCCGGATACGTTATATCAAAGTCCGCAAGGATTTCGCGCCTTACGGCTTCATCCAGCGCCTGGCGGAGTTGTCCGACAATAATCTGTATCCCGGCATTTGTGAACGGAATTTTGTCCAGTTGTACCAGTTTAAGGAAAACCAAATTCTGAATGCGGGCTTCCAACCAGTCGCAACCGTGAATTACGTCAATGAATTCACCTGCGGCGGTTTTTCCTTCAAACGTCATCGGAACATCCGCGACGCTCAGGTATACAGTGGCGTTTTTGTTTTGCGATGTGGTGAACTGCCCTTCTGTCAGATCGTAAGTGGGAACGGCCTGGAAGTTTTTGAATTTCCATGACGCGCTTCCGGGGTGTTTAGTGAGCATTTTGCCAAAGTAGGCGCATTCCGGGATCGGATCGTCCTGTTTGACTTTGTTCTCATCATCAAGGCCGCAGTCAGGGTGAAAGAACGGAACAACGCGGTCGAGGTTGTTAAGTTTCGCCCATGCCGCAAAGTCTCCGGTTTCCAGATTGATAACGGTCGGATCGCCAGTGCCAATGATACAGAGCTTTTTATTTCCCTGTACCCATTGCGCTACCTGCTGTTGGTCGATCATTTCCCTTGCGCTTGTGCTTACCGCATAGAAAACATCGTTTTGTATTTTGATAGCGGCAAGCGCGTCCGCCCATGATGCGTCAGTAGGGAGCTTAATGCCAATCCATACGCGCCCGATGTGCGGCGACTGTGAAAATTGTTTCATAACAGCCCTGTAGACAAACGAATCGGAGGTAAATCCCGCCCCCAAAACTTCCTCAGGACTGCCAAAAACCCGAATCCGGTTGTTTGCATTAAACACCGGAGTAATTCCGGCAGGATCAAATGCGTCAACGATAAGATGTTCGCTAAAACTTTTCATCGATGGCACGGTTGTCTGCCGCGTGATCGTTACATTTACGATCTTGCTTAAAAGGTCAGCCATTTACTTCCTCCGTCTCTATTGGCGTTGATATATCAATGTCCCCAATCGGAGTATCGCTCGACATACTTATGCCGCCGATCCAGCCGGGAACATCAGTCCCAACCCTAATGAATGTAACAACGAAATCGAAAAACGCGCTGTTTTCAATTTCGTTGCTTTTCGGGGCTGGAGTTTCAGTAACGTCCAGCACCTGCGGAATTACCAATCCCGCTTTATACAACATGGCGATATATTTCTCACGAAATACAGATGCCTTAATTGTCTCCAATAAATCAATAGCACCTTCGCCAAAGGCATACATGGTGATAGCCTTTCGCACAAATTGACGGATTTCCTGTTCTCCGTCATCTTCTTGCCCTTCTGTTTCTACCGAGCTGTATTCAGGCATACCCGGTGTCTGACTCCCGGTAAACTCTATGGAGATGAATGGCGGCACCGGCCTCGGTCCGTTTTCATTTCGCCATATCACCTGGTCTTTTCTTCCGGTCTCAGCTACCACAGCAGCAACCCAGTCATATAACGAGTCTTTTATGTGCTGCCGTTCATTGATCACGCTTTCCCTTCCTTTACCCTTATTGCAACTAATTCCCAATGCGGGATAATGCCGCATTTCCAAGGCCTTACAATCTGGACCTCGTAATTCCTATCTTCCCAGACAATGATGTCGCCGCTCCGTTTTTCCTCCGGCTCTGCCGGGATGAAATTCATATTTCCAGGGGCAAAAACAGTAATGGTTTCACTGTTCCGTTTTCCGTCAGGGAGCAACTCCATAACCTTGCCCGATGCCGGCTGCGCCGTTCCCTTGAACGGGATTGGGGGTTTCTCATTCCCTTCTTTCCATTGCCCCTTAACCCATGTACCCGGTTCATGGGTTTTCTGGATTAAGTCCATTGTTCTAAACAGGCTCATCACTGATCCTTTATCACTTCATACCTGACGCTGTTCCGCATCGTTCCGGTATCGATAAGCGGGCGGCTGCTCCCTTTCCGCTGTATTGTAGATTCGGCGTTCGGTTCAAAAGCGCCTGACATGATGTACCTCTTAATACCGTCCTGTGCAAACTGCCCCAGGCGGCCAATTGCGGTTTCGGCTGACATCTTGCCGTCCGCTACCAGCTTAAAAAGCTTGTCAATTGTCCGCTTTATATCCTCCCCGTGGTTTTCAGTCCAACCGCGTATAAAAGGCCGCGGCGGTATACGCCATTTCTTTTTTTTGCCCGGAACCCCGAACTCGTTCCAGGCCGCATAACTCGCAATGGAAACGCCGTCAATATCTCCAGCACCTTCAACTATTCCGGCTTTAACGCCCATGTGTTTGAAGGCTTCTATCTCATTCCTAATGTTTTTCATTCCGGAATCGGTGTCCCGGATGCCCCCGCTCATTTTTTCTTTTTCTCAGCCGTTGGAAGGGTGTACCCTTCAATTATCAACGCTTTCTTTTCAATAAGTTCCCGGCCCCAGGGATCGGAGGCGATCTTGCTTACTTCCTCAGGCGATAATTCGCCGCCTTTCGGATTTATTTTTATACCGCCAACGAGTTGTGCCTGTTTTACCTTTGTCGAATATTTCATCTCATCCTCCAAATTGATTTACGCCCATTTTTGGTCTGCCTTTTTTCAGTGCAATGAGCATTTTTCCGTACTTTGTATTTCCCAAATCAGATTCGCTTGCCGCAGTTTGTGCAAATGAAACCGATATGCCGCCCTCAGACATTGAGGATATTGGGGTGCCGCCGCCCAATTGCTGTATAGAATCAACAGTGCCGGAGCTTCCGCCTTCAAACATGGTGAATAAATGCGCTGCCCTGTAAGCTACCGCCTGATTGTATACAACGCCGAAAAAGTCCCGACTCGTAACATCTGCCGCCATTCCGAGGTAAACCTGCAGGGATGGACTGCCGGATAACTCCGGGCAGATGGCAGCTATTATTTGTGCGGGACTCATTGACATGGTTACTTCGCCTCGGCTTCTTTAATGGCGGCAAGGATTTCCGCCTTATTGCCCGAAACTGTGATGCCCTTTTCGGCGGCATAGGTTTTCAACTCTTCGACTGTCATATCGTCAAGGTTCTTCCCGCCGCCCCCCGTTCCGGAGTTGTCATCTTCGTCCTCACCGGAGAATCCTGGAATAAACTTTGGAATATCAATCTTGAGTTCCTTCATTTTTTCCACAATAGTAATACGGACTTCATCCCTGGTTTCTTCTTTGTGCCATTTGGCAAGCGTCTCAGGGTTGACGCATTCACCTACCAGAACGATGGCGTCTTTTGCCGGCATATTTTTCAGGTCATGGGCTTTTCCGCCGCTGGGGTTGGTTTTGCTTTTGGCAACTTCCTTTTCGATAACGGAAATATCGCCGCTTTTAATTTCGCGTGCGAGGTGAAGCTTCATAACTTCCCATTCGTTATCAGTTACCTCGTTAACTCCGGGTAGTAACTGTACCTGGGCGCGTTCAATTTTGATCTTCTTTGTTTCCGGCGTGGTCGGAATCAGGGGAACACATTTAATGTGTTCATATTTCGGTTTGTACCTTATCAGCATTTTTGCATCCATCCTACAAAAAGAGTTACCCCTTCCATACAGAGGGGGCTTGGGGCAGTTCTATACCCCGTCCGCATATGCGAACGCCATCGGGTAATAAATGACAACGCCGGCTGTGCGGCTGTGGCAGGGAATAGTAAACTCCATTCCTTCCTGCGTGGGGTCAAATTGCTCAAAAGGCTGCGGCAATTCCAGCGTCAAGTGCTCCTCGTCAAACTTTCCGAGCAACACGCGGTCTGTTTTCCCTTCGCCGATTCCGGACAACTCGTTCAGCCATTCAATCCGTTTGATTACCGGATTGTTTTTCAAGATGTACTGGAGCAACGTGGTCTCATTGTCCCCAAGGCGCTTATTGGCCAGGAAGTTGTACGCCTGCATAGGCAGGAACACGGTATCCGGGACCTCGCGGCCGAAAGTGGGGATCATAATGGCATCGGTCAGGATATTGAAATCCCGCAGAACCTGATCCTCGGTCTTATCCCGGAATCTGGTAGAACCGCCAACCCCGTCTGCCGGCAGGGTTGTCTCCGTTATGCCGGGATACTTCAAAAGCCCGTGGATTTTATGTTCGGGATCGCCGACAAGGGCAATGTCATTGACTTTCTCATCATTGGCGCGCCTTGAGGTGATGGCGCGGCGCGAATCAAGGTTCGATCCGGGAACCATCGCGGCGGTACGGATTTCCATGATGTTATATCCGTAACTTGTGCCAACGCTGTGAACAGCAACCGACTCTTCCACGCCGTAGACATCCACACGGGGGAAGTCGTGCGCGTAATCGGAAATGATTTTAGCAAAGCCTACGCCAGTAAAACGCCGATAGGTTATGATACGCGCCCCAGGGCCCGCGTCAGTATTTATCGGGATATACAGTAAGGCTTTCAGCTCTTTAGGTTTAGCGTCATAAGTCCGCGACTTTATGTGCTCTACCTCTCTGGCGAAGAAAACGGATTCCCCGCGGTCTAACCGCATGGGGTCTTTTCCGCCTTCATGAATCTTGTTAATTCCCATTTCTCACTCCTTGCTGAGGGATTAACCCCATGGGTTATTTCATGCCCCTGACTTCAATCAGGGCCAGATTTCCGCTAACGCGGTCACTCCTAAAGAAGCAGCCGCAATCATAGTTGCCTGCGGCAACATCCGTAAACTTTCCGGCGTTATCCCCGGACATGATGACGTAAGCAGGTTTCTTATCATCAGGGTTTGACGCATCGGCAACAGGGACAAAAATTTTCCCCCTTGCCATGACGCTTACGGAAACACCGAACGGATAATATCCGGTTTCCTCTCCGTAACCCAACTGCCCGAATCTTGCAACGCCCATGAACCTCATTGAGCTGTACGCCGCAGAGGAGAAAGCGGGCTGGCTGGCGCCGCCAGTTACAACCGCAGAGGCTGTAATGCTGATACCGGGGCCTTGCAGGACAAAGGAAAGCGGGGAACCTTCAAGGAAAAATGCGTCAATGCCCAACGCACGTATTTCCGTGTTTCGGTCAATTTCATTGACAATTTTCCTGATTGTGTTCTCTGACGTGTCCTCAAAAGTAATTCCGCTTATGGTGATTCCGTTGACAGTAACCGAAATGGAGTTACCCGAAACCAGCGCGGCGGAGGCGGTAAGCATAACCGCGCTCAAATGGGCGCGATAACCAACTTTTTCATCACCGACCATGCCGAACACGGGATCGCCGGGATAAATGTTTTCACCGGCAGCCAGGGATTCGGTTTCATCCTGAATACCGTACTTCATGCCGGGAAGGGCTTTGTCAATGTTATCGTATATGTTCATGGACTAACCCTCCGATTTCTCGCCCCTGCTTTGGGCAAGCAAGCGGTCAATCATTTTCTGCCGTGAGGAAACGGAATCTTTGCGATCCGATTTCTCTGTTGCAGGCAAACCGCCGCCTGCTCCGGCCAACACCTCGCGGCTTTCGCCGTCTGCCAGAGAATCCAAATCCTCCACAGCGGCATCAAACCGGGCGGTAATGTAGACTTCATCCTTGCCGTCAAGTTTGACGTTCGGATAAACCGCCGTGATAACGGCTTTCTTGATGTCGATGTCGGCCATGTCCTCTTTGACCTCGACACCCGCCCTGCCGGCAGCGTCAATCAACATCAGCTTGGCGTTGACCGCTTCTTTGATCTTTTTGGGATCGGCGGCAGCGTCCTTCGCTTCCTTGAGTTCTTTCTCCGCTTTGTCGGCGCGATCTTTCATGGCGTCCCTTTCCCCCTCAAGGGTAGAAACCGCCTTTGCATGATCGGTTTTCAACTGCGCGAGATCCGTCTCGGCTTTGTCGGCGCGGGTTTTCTGCTCCTGATACGCAACAACGAGCCTTTCCTCGCCTTCGTATTCAACGCCGTCCAGTTTGATCTTCTTCATTCCCATAGTCTGATCCTCCGGATTGGTTTTCGGGCTTGCGCCCGTATATATCTGGACAGCATCATCCGCGCCGTCCATGCGAATCCTTGCAGCGTCCCCGGCCCTCGCTCTGTCCACTATTGCACAGTGGTTATAGCGAATGTTCCTCTGGATGCCGTCATAGGCAATACCGCACCAAGTCGCGCCGGCCTCTGCCGGCTCATAATCGCAGGTATAGCCCATGGAGAGGGCTCTTTTTCCCGCTTCAATATCTGCTATTGCCGTAGCGTCAGTGATTGTCATGTCAATTGCGACATGGAAACCGTCTGAACCGTCATAGCCGCGGCCTTCAATATCGGAATCGTGTGTTGCGCCCCAGCCGTCAATATAACTGGACGGGTTGTTCCCCAGGCTGCCCACTTGATATTCTTTTACGTTTTCCGCAGTAACCTTTTCGGTCGGGTGATCGTTTGTTNNTACGCTGGTAACAATAGCCCGCCCAATTAAAAACCCTTCATCGGTTTTCTTGAAGGAAGTGGTCATCCATTTTCCTGGGTCCACACTGTCAATTCGGTTTACCTTTTTCAGCTCTGCCATCCATTACTCCGTTTTGG